TCATTATATTTGAAAGTAGAATCTCAAATGTATATTAGAACTATTAACCCAGCTTTAGGTATTTCATTAACTAAAGATAAAGAAAATTGGCAACCAACATTATCTAATTTAAAAGCTGATTTTGCAAAAGATACAAGTGGCAGAAAATTATTAAATAGACCAAGTTATAGTTTTAAATATATTGGAAATAAATCCACAGATTCAGAAAATATTATTATATTTAACGCTGATGCTTGGAAAGATGTATCGCAAAATCAAATATCAATGTTTTAATTAAAATCAAAAAATCATGGAAAAAGTAAACAAATCAACAGAAATTAAAAGATTATTAGCTGAAAATAAAACAGCTAAAGAAATTTCATTAATGTTAAATACTAACATGGCTTATATTTATAAAATAAAAAAACAAATAAAATAAAATTTGTTTTATCAAAAAAGTTTTGTATTTTTGCGATAGTTCTTAAAATATAAGTTAACTCTATTGATGCGACCAATAGACAACATAACAAACAAAATGCCCTCAAGGGGTATCAAGCCGTAATATTACGGGTCGCACTTGGTACAACTTGGGGGCTTATTTTTTACAATGAATTATACAAATTTCAAAGTAGACAGAGAGTATGGAGTTTTAGAATTTAGTAACGATTATTGGATTCCAATACAAGACTTTAATTACAAATTAGATGATGGAACTTATCAAATTATTTCACATTTAATGGAGAAAAATTGGTTTAACGATTCTTTATTAAATCAAGTTTTATTGTTTTTAAAATCTGAATTTCCTGAAAATGATTATTCAGAAACTGTTAGATTAAAGAAACAAAGATTAAAAGACTTAAGAGAATTTTTTATTAACTATAATAAAAATAATAACAATGGCTAAATTAGGTTATACTTGGTATCCAAAAGATTGGGGAAACTCTGAAAATGTGTTTGAATTAACATTAATAGAACGTGGTTTATATCGAGAATTAATAGATATGGCTATGTTAAATGATAATAAAACTGAAATCAATATGAAAGTATGGGCAAGGAAGTTTGGGAGCACTGTAGATGAAATTGAAAGCATTTTAATTACTTTACAACACTTAAATTTAATTGTTTGTACTGATATAAATTTATTTATTCCAAGCTGTGAAACTAGGTTAAAATTAGTACGTGGTGGAAGTAATGGAGGTAAAAAAAGTAAGCCTAATACTAAGCCTAATACTAAGCCTACAGATAAGCCTTTTGAAAGCCTTTCTGAAAATAATGTTAAGCCTATAGCGAAGCAAAGAGAAATAGAAAAGAAAATAAAAGAAATAATAATAGAAGATGTTATTTCATACTTTTATGATAATGGTTATTCTGAAGATGCTGCTAAAAAGTTTTTTGAATATTATTCTGTAGCAAGTTGGCAAGATAGCAAAGGAAACAAAGTTAAAAACTGGAAACAAAAAGCACAAGCAGTTTGGTTTAAACCTGAAAATAAAATTACAACTGAAAACAAAGTAGATTTAGATAGTTTATCAAAAGAAGATTATTTAAAAGAACGTAAAAGATTACGTGATGAATACGATAGGAAAACAAGTTTAGATAATTTAGCAAAATAATTATGCAACTAATACCAATAAACGAAAAGAAAATACCATTAGTAAAAGAATGGCAAACATCAACTATTAAGCATGAACTTAATGGATATGGTGTTGGATTAGTATGTGGTTTTGATAATATTGAGGCTATTGATATTGATTTAAAATATGATTTAACTGGTAAGTTATTTGAAAATTACAAAAGAGCAATTAATAATATTGATAAAAAATTATTAAATAAGCTAGTAGTTCAAAAGACAGTTTCAGGTGGTTATCATTTTATTTACAAGTGTTCTAAAATAGATGGCAATAAAAAATTAGCTAACAGATATGCTAATGAAGATGAAAAATTAAAAGGCGAAAAGGTAAAAGTTTTAATAGAAACTCGTGGAATAGGTGGTTATATTGCAATAGTACCTACTCCAAAGTATGAGTTAATACATGGTAGTTTTGATAGTATTAACGAAATTACTGAAAATGAACGTGATATTTTAATGACTTGCGCTCGTGAATTTAATGAAGTTTATGCTGAGCCTCAAATAGTTAAGTTAAATAATCAAGTTAAATTATCAGGATTAACTCCTTTTGAAGATTATAATAATCGTGGAGACATTGTTGGTTTATTAGAATCTCATGGATGGAAAGTAGTAGGTAATAAAAATAGTAAAATATTATTTAAAAGACCTGGGCAATCTACTGCAAATCATTCAGGAAACTTTGATACTGAAAAACGTTGGTTTTCTGTTTTTACAACATCTTCAGAATTTGAAACTGAGAAAGCATATTTGCCATATTCAGTTTATGCCAAATTAGAATGTAATGATGACTTTTCAGAAACGTCTAGAAGATTATACAAAGAAGGTTTTGGAGATAGATTTGAGCCTATAAAAAAAGAACAAGATTATTCAAAAATAAATTTAGATGATAATGATTATAGTTTTTTAGCTACTGAAAATGATTATGATAACTATTTACAACAATGGAGAAATGGAACGTTTAAAAAAGGTTTAAGTACTGGGATACCCGATTTAGATAAACATTTTCTTTTTAAAGAGGGTAATTTAGTTATAATAAATGGTATTGATAACGTTGGTAAATCTACTGTTATTTGGTATTTATCTTTATTATCTGCAATATTGCATGGATGGAAATGGATTATTTTTTCATCTGAAAACTCTGTAGGCTCATTTATGAGAAAAATGATTGAGTTTTATTGGTGTGAACCTATTGATAAAATTAACGACATTAAGTATAAAAAAGCTAAAGATTTTATTAATACACATTTTAAAATAATACTTTCAAATGATGAACTTTACACTTACAAAGATGTTTTAAATATGACTAAAAAAACATTAAAGTTAGGTAAGTATCATGGATTATTAATTGACCCTTATAATTCATTAGCCGAAGATTTAAACGTTAATCCGCATTCATATCACTACAAAGCAATTTCAGAAATTAAACTATTTACTAAACAAACTGGAATATCTGTTTATATTAACTGCCACGTTGTTACTGTTTCAACTCGTACATTAGCAGGGGAAAAACATATTAAAGCACCAAAAAAAGGAGATACAGAGGGCGGTGGTAAATTTGCAAATAAAGCGGATGATTTTTTAACAATACATAGAGAGGTTGCTAATCCTGATAGGTGGATGTTAACTGAAATTCATGTTAGAAAAATTAAAGAAACTGAAACTGGTGGTAAAGTTACTGGTGTTGATAACCCAGTAATAATACAAGCAGCTAATAATTTAACTGGATATATTGATGAACTTGGTTTATATAATCCTATAAAAGTTTATCATGATAGGAATGGAACTAAATATGAATCATTTGAAACAAACACACTACAACAAAACAACGACTTTTTAAGTCAAAAAGATTTGATAATTAATAATTTAGATAACCCTTTTTAAGATGAAAAAACATAAACAAACAATACTATCTTTAATTATAGGTATAATAGGAAGTATATTAATAACAGCTTATATTCAAGGAACTTTTGATATTACACAATATACAAAAGAAACAAAAGTAGTACAATTATTACTATTACTTGCAAGTCAATTTTTTTCTAATATGATAATTTATATGCCTAGATAAAACTATGAACGAACAATTACAAATAAAGCAAGATAGTATGTTAATCCTAACAAGCCTTAATACTATTTTAGATAGCGAACTAACTAGACATATTGGCGAATTTAAACACGAAAATAAAAAGGTTTATAATGAGTTATGTAAACTAACAAGTCAACTAGCTAACTATACAGAAACAGAGTTAACAGATGAAGTTAAACAAGCTGTAGAACAATTTAGCGGATACTTTCACGAACTTATTACAGATCTAAACAACCATTCATTTAACAAAAATCAATTAAGTATTACAGTCGCTTTGTGCTTTGCTTTAGCTGAAGTCTATTACAAATACGTTGCTACTGATAACTTTAAACATAAAATACTATTTGAACAGATAGCTAATAATGCTAGGTTATTTGCTAAACTTAACATTAACTCTTACAATGCTTTGAAGTATTCTGAGTTTTTTAAGGAGTTTACAATAACATTAATTGAACGTAAGGAGTTTGAATTTGATAGGAATGATATATTAAATTAAAATAATTGTATTGATATTCAATAAGTTATAAAATATTTTATATTTACATTTGTATATACAAAATAAGTGTGTATATTTGTATCAACAAAAAACAAATAACAATGGAAAATTTAACTTTATCAACTGGACAAACAAAAGAACAAATTAAAGAAATAATGACTGTTTTAACTATTGAATTTATGAGATTAGGATTTAAACAAGAAGTAGCTGTTAAAATGACAAAAGAAACAATATTAAAAAATTATAATATTTTTAAATAATGGGAAGTTATATTAGTAAATATTGCGAATTAGTTAAGGATGAAAACTTAACTGATTTGTATATTTTAGATAAATTTTTAAAAGAAATTATGGAAGAAATAGATGCTATAAAACCTTTTATTGATGAAATTAAAAAAGATGGTACATTTAAAAAGTTCCAAGATGAAATGGTTTATTATGATAAATTATGTTTTGATTATGAACGTGGATTAAATAGATTTAATAAATTGAGTGGTAAATATTGTAAATGTATAAGGTTTATTAATGGAGAAAAATTTTATAATAATGGGTGTAAAATACATAAATGATAAAATATTATATAAAATGAATTATATAGAAACTTTAAATTTAATAAAAAAAGAATTAAAAAATAACTTTAATTTTAAAGATGATTATTTTGTTATTTCTTTAATTAATGATTTAATATACAAAAAAATGACGCCAGAAAATAAAGCAAAAGAACTAATTAATAAATTTACTATAGAAGTAAATGGAGGATATAATATTAAGTTTAAAAATCACGCTTTAATAGCTGTTGATGAAATTATAAAAGAAATGTCATTTTATTTTGATGAGTATGATTGCAATGATACTTTAGATAAAGTTGAATATTGGATAAATGTAAAAAATGAATTAGAAAAAAACACTTAAAAATGAAAAAATTTATTGAAAAAAACAAAGAAAGGCGTAAGTTAATTAGGCAAGGGTTTAAACAAGTACATTTATGCTATAATCATTTATCTAATTATTGGATAGTGCTTATTTATTCAAAAGAGTTTATTGAGAAAAAATTTAAAAGTTTTGAGATTGTTATTTAAACTATTCAAACATTTAACATTCTTTGTTATTAACTCAATAGCTTTATTAACTATTTTGTTTTTAGGTTTTGTTTTTTATTTGGAATTGATTAACTTTTTTTTATTTTGTTAAATAGTTGTATATTTGCATTTAATTAATATAGAAAAATATGCCTTTTGAAAAGGGACATAAAAAAGCTACTGGACGACCTGAAGGTGCAACTAACAAAATAACTCAGGACGCAAGAGAACTATTTAAACAAACTTTAGAGGCTCAAGTACCTAGTTTATTACAAGCTTTTGAAGATGTTAGAGCTAAAAATCCTGATAGGTTTTTAGAACTATTTGCTAAGTATGCGCAATACTTTATACCAAAACAAGTTGATGTAACTACTAAAGGCGAAGAGATTAAACAAGTATTTAAAATAGGTAATACTGAAATTGAGCTTTAATGACAAAGCAAATATTATTTGAAAGTTTTCCAAAACAAGATGAGTTTTTAGAGGCTATATTTAGCAACAAATATAACTTTATTATGTATGGAGGTGCTATCAGGGGTGGTAAGACTTTTGCTGGTTTAGGTGCTTTATTACTTTTGTGTAAAATGTATCCTAAATCTAAATGGGCTGTAGTTCGTAATACTTTACAAACTCTTAAACTAAATACTATCCCATCATTTAATAAAATAGTACCTACTTCATTTGTTAAATCT